ATCAATGATACATTGATGAAAGTGAACAATCAGTCCACAAATACGCTAAATTATATAATATAGCAGTTAGAGGCATGGAAAAACTTGGCCTAGATTTTTTCTATAAAATTAGAACGGTTAAGATACCAATTGATACAACAAACTATACTGCTCAATTACCTAATGATTACATTAGCTATACTAAGATAGGCGTATTAAACTCAGTAGGGGAAATTATTCCTTTGAAGTTTAATAACAAAATGACTTATTATGCAGACCAACAGCCAGATAGACTTGCTTTAACACAAGATAATACATTAGCTACTTGGTATCAATCTGACTTGCCTTTATGGTTTAATTATTGGGATGGATATGGTTTTCAAAATATATATGGCTTACCAAGTGGTTCACCATTTGTAGGCTCATTTAATATAGACGATTCTAATGGAGTGGTTCTTTTAAACCAATATTTTTATTATTCTTATTTAATGATAGAATATTTATCTAGCGGGAATCCAGATGAACCATTTAGAATACCTATTCAATTTAGAGAGGCATTATTATCATTTTTAGCTTGGAGAGATATAGCATCTATGCCAAGTACAAGAAAAGGTAATTTAGGAGATAAAAGAGATAGAAAGCAAGAATTTTACAATCAAAGAAGAATTGCTAACGCTCAATTTAAGCCATTGTACTTAATGCAAGCTTACGAACAAAATTTAGACACACAAAGAATGACTGTAAAAGCTTAGAAATAGATGCCAATTATAAATAACCCGTTTAATGGTAAGTTAAATCTTGATGTTGCTCAATATAGAATTTCTAATGGAGATTATATTGACGCATTAAATGTAACTAAAGATTCTCAAGGTATTGGTAACGATTTGGTTATTGCTAATATTTTAGGCAATACCGAAATACCATATACTTTACCTGCGGGCGAAAATAAAGTAATTGGTTTTTATCCAGACAAAGTAAGAGATAGAGCTTATTATTTTCTTTGGAACAGCAATGGGTTTAATAGCATTTTGTATTACAATGTAAGTACAAATACGGTAGTAAAGATTTTAAAAAGTAAAACAGATAGTAACAATATAGATATTTTAAATTTTAATCCATCTTACAAAGTTTTATCTGTAAATATTTATTATAGAGATGTAGAGGGTGATATATTATTCTTTAATGATGGATTAAACCCTCCTAGAAATATAAATGTAGCTGCTAATTATGGCACATCTTGGAAGGCTGAATATCTTTTAGTGATAAAAGCTCCTCCAGTTATGCCGGCAAAGGTTGTTTATGAAGATGCTGTACTTGCAGTAACAACTACTACAACAACAGCAGCTCCAACATATTATTATTCAAGTACAATAACAGGAGCTTGTAATAGAACGGGGGGCGCTATCGTAACTAGTCCAACTTGGAGTGGTGGAGTAATGTGTGCGGCTGCGGCAGGAAGCACTGTAAGCTCTGCAACATTTGTAACATTATCTAGAAGTACAATATATTATTTATCTTACGCTGGTAATACAATACAAATACAAACAACAGCAGGCGTTACAGTTAATGCATTGGTTATAAGTGTTGGATGTACAGCATGCCCATTACCTATACCAACGCAAAACACAGATTATTTTACTGTAAATAATCTTCGTAATAAATTATTCCAATTTACATACAGATATGTATATAATAACAATGAAAAATCTGTATGGAGTACAAAAAGTATAGTTCCATTACCACAGCAGCCGACACTACAATTTACTGACAATGTATTTTCAAATAATGCCAGTATATCAATATCTATTTCAACAGGAGGGGTAACTGTTCAAAAGTTAGAAATAGCTTTTAGAGAAGTAACAAATGGCTTTACTAGTGATTTCTATTTGATTACCCAAATTGATAAATTATCTTCAGTTATATTAGATAATGATATATTTACATTTAAATTTTATAATGACAGTATTTATCCTTTATTAGATGTAATTGAAACAACGCAACTACAAGATTGGGTGCCGCAAAAAGCAAATGCAGCTGAATTAGCTAATGGCAATGTATTATTGTATGCCGGAATCACAGAAGGGTATGATAAGACAGATATGATTATGAATGTGGCTACATCTAGTGATTCTACTGGTTTTTTTACAGATAATGCTGGGTTATTGTTTTTTGCAACTTGTAACGGAACGGATAGTGGTAGTATTGGGACAGTAATGAAAGTTTATGTTTTTGGCACAGGCACAAACAATACAGGAAATGTCAGTGTATTAAACAACCCAGCTGGTACTTATGTTATTAATGCACAAAATTTAGCTGGGTTAGATATAGGTATATCTTATGTAGTAAGTAGTTCTACGCCATTGTTAGTATCAACTTTATTAACTAATATAAGAACAGCATTAATTGCAAAAGGATGGACTGTAACTATATTAAACAATATTATAACAGCAACATATGCAACAAGTGGTGGTTTTATATTATTATCAAGTGGTATTAAATATTACGCAACTACTTCTCCAGCTAATCCAGACAATACAACATTTGCAAATGCAGCTGATTCAGGTTATCAATATGCAATACAATATTTTGATGCAGAAGGAAGAACAATAGGCGCACAAACTGATTCAGACAATCACGCAGCATTTAACACACCTTCATCAATAGATGGCATTAGATTCTGTCAAACATTACTTAATGTTTACAATAATCCGCCATTAGAAGCAAGGTACTATCAAGTTTTAAGGTCAAATAATACTACTTACAATAAAAGATTATTTTGGATTAGCAAAGCGGCATATTCAAGTGTAAATGTTACCAATTCAACAATACAAAGATTTGCTTATATTGACGTAAGTAATATACAAGTATATAATGAGCAAATTAGTTCTACTACAAATGTAGTTTCATATAATTATACAGAAGGTGATAGAATTAAATTCTTAAAGAGGTATGATGTTACAAATACAGCACTTCTTTTACCAAAACAATATGATTATGAGATTGTTGGTACTGAAGCTAGTATTCAATATAACATACCAAATGACCCAAATACATATACGGCTACTGGAAATTTCTTAAAAATAAGGTTTGTTTCTGGAGAAATGGATTCTTTGTCTTTTAATTTTACTGGAACTGCTGATTTTCAACATTATCAAGTTTTATTATATAATTATACTTCTAATGTTGCATCTAATCAAAGATTATTTTATGAATTTGGTAAGTGCTTTGGAATAGGCAACCCCGGAACATCAAGTGCTTATCATATAGGGCTTGAAAAAACTCAGACTGCCGCAGCTGGTCCAAATCATTATGCTACAATATCTGGGACAAATGGTGATTTATTTTATAGAAAAAGAACTGTTCCATATAGTGATGATTATTCAGAACAAGTAAATTCTATATTTCTTGAAACTGCTAGTTCTGCATATGCTACGATAATTAAAACATTGTATATAACAGTAAATCCTGAAATAACTAACGCTGCATATGAGATTAAAACTCAAACAGAGCAAGCCGCAAGTTTTGCTGGCGGAGCGTTCCCTCAGTTTTCGGATGTTAATTATTTTTTCTATAATTTATCAGCATCATCAGTTTTAGGAAATTTTAAAGGTACGGTGAAAATATTTTCTGATGGCACTTCTACATTTTCGTTATATGCTATAATATGTAATGCATCAGCTACTCCTAAATACAAGGTAAACTTATTGCCAACTGAAATAAATAATATTGTACAAATAGGTGTTGTAGGCGTTGATGCAACATATGAGATGGATGTACAAGTAAGCATCCCTCCTAATTCAAAAGTTTGGATAGTAGGGCAATGTACAAATGATGATATTGGTAAAAATAAAATTACTATTTATGATTTTCCTATAGATTTTTCAATAGTAAAAAATAATACTATAGATATTATAGAGTCTAGTTTTAGTGATAACTATAATTTAATTACAAATAGTAATGGTAGACCTTCGGTTATAGATGAAAACGCAGCTAAGAGATATTTCCCAACTTTAATAAGATTTGGACAAGCATATCAATTTAATACCAATATCAACGGTACTAATAGGTTTTTTTATGAAAACTTTGATGAATATGATAGAAGTTTTGGTGATGTAATAAGATTGCATGTTAGAGATAGATATTTAAAAGTTTACCAGAAGTTTAAAGTAGGTAATGTACCTATTTTAACACAAATTGTTAAAGATAGTGCTAATAACCCATTGCAAGCTAATACAGATGTTTTAATTAATAAAATCCAGTATTATGCAGGTGATTATGGCATTGGTGATGCAGCAACAAGTTTAGCTTGGAATAATTTTGCTGACTATTTTGTCGACAATTACAGAGGTGTTGTATGTAGATTAAGCCAAGATGGTATTACTCCTATAAGTATTATCAATCAAATGAATGCTTTCTTTGTTGCTACATTAAGTGCTTATAGGCAAGAATTAAATAATGGAATAGTTTCAACAGGAGTATATATGGGTAATCCATGTATTTACGGTGTATTTGATGCTTATACTAATAAGTATATAATTGCTATGGAAGAGATTAATAGATATGTTACTACTACAACTACTACAACAACTGCTGCGCCAACAACTACTACTACTGCTACACCTACTACAACAACTACTGTTGCACCAACAACTACTACTACTGCTACGCCTACAACTACAACAACTGCTGCGCCAACAACTACAACAACTATACAACAAGTTTGGTATCAATTAACAAATTGTGTTGGAGGCGGTACGGTATATTCAACAAATTATAATATTGGATATGCTGCAGTATCAGACAGAGTTTTTGGTACAGTTTTAGGTGTTCCTTCTACTTTAATAGTAGCAGTCGTATTAACTAGTAACCCCGGTGGAACTCAAATTGGAATTGTTAATTCAGGATTTACTGCATGTCCTACTACAACAACTACTATACCTCCTACAACTACTTTAGCTCCATTGACATACAATATTTCATATACTTGCTCTGGAACTAATGCAATTGTAACAATAAATACATTTGGTGGTGGAAGCGGTGGATATTCTTTTGGTACTACATTGTTTAATTATGAATCAGATGCATATCTAAATAGTAGCTGGACTGTTGGAACATCAAATACTTATGCTGCTCAGTCGTTTGCGACATCAGGTTTATTATGGGCAGTAATTAAAGACAGCGTAGGAAATTTATTAGCAAAGTCTGTTGTGCCTAATTGTACTACATCCACTACAACTACTACTACACAAGCCCTTGCGTATTATAGATTATTTGATTGCGTTGCTGGCACTTCTACAACTTGGAGTATAGGTTATGCACAAGGAACATATAATAGTGGTGATAGGGTAATTACTAGTGATAGTAGAACTTGCGTAGTAGATGATATTCAACTTAGCAATCCGGGCGGAACTTTATATACTCTAACAGCTACAGGTTTATTTGGATGTCCAACTACAACAACGACAAGTACAACTACTTTAGCTCCTGTTGATTTTAGCTTATCATATGTTTGTTCTAATGATACAAATCAAATTACTGCAAGTGGATTTACGGGTGGTGCAGGAACTTACCAAATTTCAACTCAATTATATTCAAGTTCATATGCTGCGTATGGTGGTGTATTTGTTAGTGTAGTTTCATCTAAAACATATCCAACAACTGTAAATGGTACATATTGGGTAGCATTAAGAGATGCAGTTAACAATACAAATGTAATTGCAAAATCAATTACGCCATCTTGCTGTAGTACAATACCTAATTGGGTAAATAATGGTTCTGTATTTTGTTCAGCTTGCGTTGCTTATCAACCACAAATTGATAATAACCCATGCTCTGCTACTTACAATACAACAAGAAATCTAAACTTAGGAGCTGGTGCGCCATGTGATTATGCAGCAAATTGGGTAAATAATGGTGCTGTATTCTGTTCATCTTGCGTTTCTTATCAGCCACAAATTGATAACAATCCTTGTTCTGCTACTTACAATACAACTAGAAACGTAAATTTAGGAGCAGGAGCGCCATGTAATTATACTCCAAATTGGGTAAATTCAACTTCTACTTGTGTAGGATTTGATTTATATAATGTTGAAATAGATAATAACCCATGTTCTCCTACTTATAATACAACTAGACTTGGTAGTTTGATTCAAGCTAATTCGCCAACTTGCGGATACTTAGACCCAGTTACTTGTGATATTTCTGCTGTTTGCACTGGTACTACTCAAACAATTACCTTAAATAATTTTGCAGGCGGTAATGGTACATATTTTGCAAATAATACAACTTATGATAATCCTGTAAGTGCCGAAGCAGGAGCTACCTCAGTAGTTTCTGGTGGTACTGTTACATATACTACCCAACCAAGCGGTACAAGATATGTTTATGTAACATCTGGTTATAGAAATGTAATGAAGAGTGCAGGGAATGTTTGTACGACAACAACAACTGCTGCTCCAACAACAACGACAACAACTTTACCTCCGGGGTTTAAGGTTTCAACTTCATTTGCAACATTGTGTGCTGGTGGGGGTAGTAGTGTTACTACAATTACCTACTCAGGTGGTACAACTATTTGTGATGCAAGTTCAATTAGCGCAAGTTCATTTGGTAGCTTATCAGCAAATAATTACTTTATATTTGAGCCATCATTAGGATATGTTGGGTATAATAAACCGGGCGGAATTGGTACAACAACTATGAATAGAACAGCAGGCGGATGTAGCGCATGTTAAAATAATTAAAAAATGGCAATATTAACTTTTCATCAAGACCCATATACCATAGCCTTTGACGAGGTAGGTAACTCATTTGAGTCTTTTTATTCATATAAACCAGAGATGATGGGGGAGCTAAACACTACTCTATTTAGCTTTAAAAATGGTGGAATTTGGAAGCACACGAACAGCACAGCTTTTTGTAACTTCTATGGCACACAATATGGCGCCTCAATAACCACTGTCTTCAATTCAGCCTCACTAGATAAAAAGACTTGGATTTCCATTATGGAAACGGGCAATACTATCTGGGCTTGCCCAGCAATAACCACCCAAATGAATACGGGAGGGGTTACTACAAATCAAACAAGCTTGCTTTTAGCAACTGATTTCGTGTCTTTGGAAGCTGAGTACCAAGCATCGTTTTTAAGGGATTCTAGCAGTCCCGGAGGGCTAGTAGAGGGGGACAGCTTGAAGGGCAATTACATGGTCATAAAATTTGAGAAAACAAGTGCCAATTCTTTCGTATATTTGAACAGCGCAACAACTAAATATATTAATTCACCATTGAACAACCGATAATGATTATTAGGGAAAACGATGATAGATTAGATGAGCTAGAAGTAGCTATGTTAGAAAATTGTGAGCCAGTTCATTGTCTTACTACACATATGTTTACTGATGGGATGTATATAAGGGAGATTTTTATGCCTGCTGGGTCTTTAATAACAAGCAAGGTTCACAAAACAGAACATCCTTATATAGTATCTTATGGTAAAGTTGCAGTTTCAATAGACGGCAATGATTGGATTGAAATAACAGCACCATATACTAATATAACAAAACCCGGTACAAGAAGAGTTTTATATATATTAGAAGATTGTATTTGGACCACATTTCACAGAGTAGATGACATGAAATCAGAATACAATGATTTAAATGATGACGAAAAAGAAAATATTGTAAAAGAAATTGAAGAAAAAATATTAGAACCACATATTAATTATTTAACTGGAACTGATATTAAACAAGAATATTTAAAAGCATTAGAAGAAACTAAAAAAATAGAATTATGAGTTTCATAGCATTAGGAGTAACAGGAACTGTAACAGCAGCAACAGCAATAGCTGGAGCTTCTGCATTAGCCGGAGCTGGAATGGGTGCAGCATCCATGATTAACGCAAACAAACAGCAAAAAAAAGCGCAAAATGCTTTAGAAGCACAAGCAAGAAATAGTCCTTTATATAAACCAGACAAGTCTATTGATACATATTATCAAGAGGCAATGAATAGATATAAAGAAAATCCATATCAATCTAAACAATATCAAGTTGGAGCGCAAAATATACAAAGAGCAACTGCTCAAGGTATTAGTGCATCACAAGATAGAAAATCTGCTATAGGTATTGTAGATAAATTAGCTTTAAGACAAGATTCAGCTATGCAAAATTTAGGCGCACAAGCAGAATCTTCTCAACAGCAAAGATTTGGTCAATTTGGTCAAGCTAGTCAGCTTAAATCAGGTGATTATCAAAGACAATTTGATTTTAACCAAATGACTCCATACAATCGTAGATTGCAATTAGAACAAATGAAAGCGCAAGCAGCTGGCGAAAGATATAATGCAGGTATGCAAATGGTAGGACAAGGAGTAAGTAATATTGGTAGTCTTGCTGGGGCAGGAGCGTTTAAAGGTGCTGGCAACGTTGCAAATACAACTGCTGTAAATACAGATTTAGGTTTTGGTGGTACAATTGGTTCTCCTTATGGTAAATTTACTGATTCACCAAAGATAGATTACAGTAAATATTGGAAACCAACAAAAACATTTTAATAATGGCATCAACAGGTTTATTAACAGGAATCAATCCATATAGAAGTGGTAATGTTGCAGTAGATTTTTCATCTAAGCCAACACAATATGCTATCCAAGAAATCCAGCATCAACAAGCTAAAGCTGAAGCATTAGATAAATATTATAAAGATTGGGAGAAATCATTAAACACAGCTGGTATTGGTGAACAAGAAAGAAGAATGTTTACCGAAAAATTAAATGAAGTGAAGGGGTTTGCTATTAAAAATAAAGAGCAAATAAATAATCCTTCTAAATATGGTTATGACGCACAAAGCACTTTAGAATCTGGTTTTAAAGAATTACAAAGTTTTTTAGAAGGGTCTAAACAAAAAACAGCAGAAGTTAAAGCATATAAAACATATACAGGTCAGCAATATGCAAAAGGCTTACAAATTGATGGTGATTTAGAGGTTATGAGAGATGCAACTTTACCATACGGAGCAGGATATATTGCCCCGGACACAGCTAGAATTAAAATATTTGATGCATGGGACCCCGTTAAATATAAAGACCAATTAAGAAGTGTTACACAAAATCCGGGGGACAAACCTGATGATTATTATACTAAAACATTACCGGGAAACAAAGAAGAAAAATATTTTATTAAACACTATCCCGATTTAAATGAATTGAAAGAAATTTCAAGGGGTATGTTAACAAAAATAGGCGCGCAAAAATATGCTGATTATATATTAAATGATGCAGCAGAAGTTGCAAAACTTGGTAAAATATATAAAGAAAGAACTAATGAAGAAATGCCTAAAAATAGAGAAGGTGTATTTTTAGCGCACACTTTAGCAGAAGCTCCTATTGTAGACAAATTATCAGGAGGTGGTAAAACAGAGGCTTATGAAACAAAAATATTTAATAGAGCTGAGGCAGGAAGAAATCAAAGAGCTGCAATAGCTGCCGAAAATACTGCAAATGCTGCCGGCGGTTCAATTGATAAATATATAGACGATAGTGATACAAAAAAACCTATCCGAGAAAGAACTGATTTAACAGAATTGACATTTGGTCCTAAAGTTGCAGATGAATATATAAAAGAAGTTATTGTTCCAAAAGATGCAATTGAATATGATATTATGGCAACAGACCCAAATCTTCCATATGAAACAAAGAAAGTTCCATTAAATCCAGCATTTGGAAGAAAAGGTAATGATGTATTTGTAGCTTATTCAACTTTAGATAAAAATGGTAAAGAAACAGGTAAGTATGATTGGAAAAATGCAAAACTATTAACAGGTGATGTAAGGTCTACTATTTTAAATAAAGTTTCTGGAAGCAAATATAAAGCATCTGGATTAGGGGTAACTAAAAAGAAAAAACCGGGCGCATCAAATCTAAATTAATAAATAATGATAGAAGAAGTTATATCTACAGAGCCAGTTCAAGAGCAACCTTATA